AAGATAAACTCCATATACTCTTGTTCTTCCTACTTGAACTGTAGTACCTTCTGTATCGACATAACTTGAAGCTATGCTAGGTGATTGTATTGTCATAATTTTTTCTCCTTAATTATTAATCGTGGGCCCGAAGGCCCACAATAATTATTTATCTATTAGCTCCAAGGTTGAGCAAATGTTCCATTACCAACCAACATAGTATCAATTTGCCAGATTAAACCGTCAACTGCTCTACATTGAATATATGATCCTTCAAGACCACCTCTTGTAGTACCATCCAAAGTAAGCGTGTCAGTACCACCTGCATTAAATGCAGTTACCACTCCTGGATCAGTTGCTGTGTTATTATAGAAGGCAGTCCCTCTAAACACATCAGCTGTACTTCTACCCGCTGCAGTTCCTGCATTCAAAGTGAAAGTATTTCCTGAAAGGTTTGCTGTTACTAAGAACTGATAATATAATCCAACTCTGTTTGTAGAGTTTGGATCATCAGGTCCTGCTACTGCAGATGCTGCTGTATCGATGATTGAAGGTAAATTGAAAACAGTTGTGTTGTTTGTAATCAAACAAACCTTCCCTTGGTATTTATCAATCCCTGCAATATCCGTACCGCCATCGACAGTACCTGAGATTGATTGTTGCATTTGAGGGCCAGTTCCTAAGAATCCTCTTAGGGATCTTACTGGTCCTGCGAACGTTGTTCTTGCCATTTTATTCTCCTAGTTTGTAGGATATCGTCTCTAGGCCGTCGACTATACGCGTCGATATCCAATTAATTAATTGTATAGTAAGATATTTATAGCTTAGTTTTAAGTAGAGCGCAAGAGGGTGTGTGATGTGGATTGATTTTTTCCAACGATGTAGCTTTTTTATTAAGTAGCTACTGAAACTTGTGGGGCAGCATTAACGATTGCATTTTCTCTATCTGCAATCTTAGATTCCTCGAGTTTGATCTCAGTGATAACTTCTCTAATCTTCTTATCAATTTCGACCATATCCAGAGTATATTTACCACTTTGCTCATACTCCAGTTGCCACCTCAACTCCAAGGACCTCTTTTGTTTGTACAGGTCTTGTACCATTTATAACCTCCTCATAGGTTATTCTATTAACCTTGGGATTCATCATTTCTCCAAGATATTCCCATTTTATATCACCTTTTCCTAATCTGTCAACAATCGCATTTTCTATATTTTCTGCGCTTTCTGCACATTCTATATTAAAATCTGCGTGATATTGGTAGGCGTATATTTTGACTCTGAATATTTTGGGTTGCATTTTTTCTTTCTATCATAAGATTGTGGCGAGACTATGTCCCGCCACAAAATATTTTTACTTATTAAGCACCTTGAACACCGTAGATACCTCTATAGTCAGATACACCGAAGTTGTATCTTTCTCTAGCTTTGTATCTAACGTTTCCAGTATCGAAATCACCTTCCATCGCTGTTCTGATTGGAGTTCTTTCGAAGTACTTCATTCCATTTGGAACGTCAGTAATAAGGTACCAAGAATCTGCATCAGTTAAGAAGTTGTTCACTCTGTAACCTTGAGGAACCATTCCCATAGATGCGATTGCATTGATATCGTTATCAGCTGTATTAGTTCTACCTTGTGACTTCATAAGTCTCTCAGCATTAAATTGGTTTGCAGGTGGAACGATCATTTTCATTCCTCTTGCAGCAATTTTTAAACCTCTTTCGTCAGTCATTGCAGCGATGTCTATTAAAGACTGCTCTAATGATGTCTCAGAAAGGTCTGCTTGAGTTGTCAAAGTATTACTTACTGTTCCAGCAATCGTTGGGTGGTTTGTTGCAAACAATGCAGAACCGTCACCAGAAGTGAAAGTTGCAGTTTGCGGTAACCCATTGATCAATGGATCAACTGCTTTGATTTGTTTAGTATTTGCCATGGATCTAGCTAATGCTTTTGTATATCTAGACGCAAGTCTGTCATACAAGTTGTCCTCGATCGCTTCTTCAGTGATCGCGAACGCTAACGCAACAGTTTCCATAGTGTATCTAGCTGTGTAAGTTTCTTGAGCATTGTCAAAAACCACGCCAGAACCTTCCGGTTTAACTGAAGCATTTGCAAAACCAGATAACATAACTTCTTCTTCAAACGCTCTGTCTGAAGTTTCTGTTACATATATCTCAGCATGCTGATTCTCATAACGTTTATATTCCAAGCCGAATAGTGCATTCAAGCCTGGCTCTAGTTCTTTAACTAGTTGTCCTCGTGATATAGCCATGTTTTATTCTCCTATCCTGCTATTATATGCCGTTATTCTTGGCATTGTATAAGTGTTCGTTGATCATAACAACAAAGTTTACTGTTGAAGCACCTAAGTTACTATTTTCAATGTCTTTTGAAACACCTACTACTTTTATTTGAGCCGTACCTGTAGTTGCAGTTGAATGCTTTAACTCCGATTTAGAAACGTAGTTAGCACTGTCACCTGCATTTACATCGATGTCAAAATTCATGAACACATCCGACTGCGTGTGCGAAGTCGCTTTGTTCGATTGAATTTCGAATCTTTCATACGGGTCGTCGCTTACGAAAGCTGCTATATCCGAAGCATTTGTGCTTCCTGGATAATAGTTGCTCCACGTAGGCTTGCTTGTACTTGGGTCTGTGTAGAAAACACCATTAAGTGAACCTACAAGAAACGCTTCCGACTCGGCAGCTTGGTGAATTGTACCTGCTGCTGTTGCTGAAACCGCATCTTGGAAATAGATAGTAGTAGTATCGTTAGCTGTGATACTATACTCACCTAGTCCTTGGTTGTCTCTATTCATACCCACTTTGCCAATGGCTCTTAAACCAAAGGCGCTGTCTTTATTAGCTCTTGCCATAAAGGCCTCCTATTAAATGTGCCTGCCCCCGAAGGAACCTCCAGCACGGGTTATTAGATTTTTAATGGTCTTAGAAATTCTAATTAGGATTTCTTTGAGCCACCAAAAGTTACGCGAGACTGCCTATCGATATCGATTGGCATACTCTGATGCTCATCCTTCATAAGATCTTTATCCATCGCTTCGACCTTGTCATTATGTTGTTTTGCATAATAGTCGGCACGTTGTTTTACAATCTCCTCAGGTACCCTAGCGAGCACTAGGCCGCCAACTCCGATCACTCCCTTGTATTTACCGTTTTCAACTACGGGAAAGTCGCCTTCTGGGTATTCGTCCGCTCTAACTAATTCATATCCAGATCTAATTCGACCTTGGACATTTTTAGTGTCGTCAAATCCCATACTCTCAGCTCTTATCCATCTGTGCTGAAATCCTGTCGGTGCAGGGGGTGCATCTAAAGATGATGGTGGAGTCCAAACTTTTTTTCGAGATTCTTTTTCTCTTGTTTGACTCGCACGGGAAGTTTTTTTATCTGTACTCATATGCTTACGCCTCCTTCGTGATGTTTAATTGTTTTGCATACTCTTCAAGTGGCACACCTAATTTTTTAGCGATTGTAACTTGAGACGGCGTGAGTCTCACTGTTTTGCGACCAGTCTTTCCACTTCGCTTCGCTGAAGCTACTGTTTGTGGTGGTTTAGTCGATTCCGTTACATCCTTCTTATCAAATTTATGAGGAAATTCAAGTCTTATTCTTTTATTAATTTCCTTATAATATTCGTCACTTGATGGATCAAAACCTTCGTTCTCTACAAGTTTTTTATGCAGATCAAAGGCTGTATAGGTCATTGCTGTATCCTGTCCAAACCATGGATTCTCTTCACTCCATGATTCAGCTTTAGGATCAGGTGTTCCTCTTGCCGCCATTTGTCTACCTAATGTAGGTTCAGGTTTTTTCTCCGCTTGTTGTTTTTCAAAAGCTGCCTGAGCTTCCTTAGTCTCATTCAACTTCGCTTGTTTGTATCCTAGTTCAGATATTTTAGCCATTGCCGTTGCTTCAGCGCCAAGATCTTGTGCTTCTCTAGCTGCTGCAAGTTGTGCTTTAGCTGCTTCAATACCTGTAGTGATACCTTCTTCTGTTACAGAAAGAAAGTTAGGCTCTATTTTTTTGAGTTTAGCTTCTGTATCTCTCTTATCCCTTATTACTCTTTGAGCATAAGAAAGAGCTTCATCTTTTTGACGTTCTGCTTCTCTCCATTTTTTAGTTAGCTTAGCTATTCTTTTCTGTACACTGTCACTATAATCTTTCAATTCATCTTTATCTTCTTTTACATCTTTCTCTGAGGCCGTCTCTTTTTGAACAACCTCTTCTACCGGTGCTTTTTCTTCAACTACTTCTCTGATTGTAGGTTCTTCTTTTTGAACAACCTCTTTTTCTTCAATCGAAGATTCGTCTTTTACTTCAGGGATATCAACATCCATTGCTGGACCCGATGTGTCAATATCAACTGTTTTCTTTGCTTCTTCTGGCATAGGTTTCTCCTTCTATGTTTTAGTATTGATGAAGTATATCTTCGGGGTTATCTATTGTAGCTAATACTTCATCGTCATTTAGCAATCTTACTTCACCCCCGTCAATTTGTATTCGTGACCCTGCATAACGTGCAAAGATCACCCAATCGCCCTTCTTGCACCAAGGACCTTCTGGAAATTTTTCTTTATCATTATAAACATCTGGACCCGTTTCTAAAATTAATCCACATGTTGAAGCAACTTGTTGTCGCTCCAAAGTATCTTTACCAAAGTACAAACCACCTTTACTTTTTTCAGGCATTTTAAATGGAAGAACTAACATTCTCCATCCAGTTGGTTTTGGTAATTTAGAAGACTCTTTAGATTTTAAACGTTCGTAACCATCTACTTCTTTTTGATATTGATCCTTAGATTCTTTGTCGTATTTTTCTGCCAAAGCATATTTAATCTTTGGTGTTGAGTTTGATGACTGTTCCTTTTTCATTTTGCTCCTTCTTATTTAGCAGGTTAGAGATATCCTGAGATATTTTTAAATAGGCATGTGCCTGTCCCATCATATATTTATATTTTTCCATATTGTCAATACCTCCAGCTATCATGGCATCGCCTATTGATTGGTATTGTTCTTTCAAGTCTCTCTGTATCTTACTTATTAGTGTTAGTTCGTCCATTTTTACTCCTTTTTTAAGTTAAATGCATATGAAATTCTTTTACTGTTGTTATCTCCAGGTAATACATAATGGAGTAAAGCACAGGGAAAAATAACATAATCAAAAATTTTAGGTGTTATTTCAAAAACTTCATGCTCTCTCGTAAAGCAAATATTACTATTATTATTAGAAAGATATAATACTCCTCCATGAGTAATTTCATCTCCAATATGAGTATGTGGTTTATTGTAAGAGCCTTTTCCTAAAATATTTAACCATCCATTTAATGGTTTAAAAGAATAAATATTTCTTAAATAATTATGTAAAAAAATATGAAGTTCTTTTTTCCCATCAAATTCATCATGAATTTGAAATCCTTTTACACATGAAATTGTGTCTTTGACCTTATCATCAGTACAGTTTTCATCTGTATATTTAAGTATTTTATTATATATTTTTACAGGGAC